AACTAAAAACAGCGGTCACTGGCAAAGTCAAACCAGGATCTAAAGCTGCTAAAAGACGTAAATCATTTTGTGCAAGAAGCGCAGGTCAAATGAAAAAGTTTCCAAAAGCTGCAAAAGATCCTAATTCAAGACTAAGACAGGCTCGCAGAAGATGGAAATGTTAAATGAAAAAACAAAAAGCTAAAATAAAAAAAGTTATGAAAGCTCTAAAGAAAGCCTCTAAAGCACATGCTGGTCAGGCAAAAACTTTGAAAGGAGTTCTGCGTGGCGGATCCAAAAAAAGGAACGGGTAAACACCCTGGTAAAAAATATGGTAGGAGACTTTATACAGATGAAAACCCTCGTGACACTGTTAAAATTAAATTCGCAACGCCGACGGATGCGAGAAAGACAGTGGCGAAAGTTAAAAAAATCTCTAAACCGTTTGCTAGAAAAATTCAAATTTTAACTGTTGGAGAACAACGAGCTAAAGTTATGGGTAAATCAAAAGTAGCTAGTATATTTAAGAAAGGAAAAGATGCTATCAGAAAAACGAAAAAAGTTTAATGGTAAATCTTATAGAGTATCTGATTTAAAAGAAGGCCCATATAAGAAAAAGTTAGTAAAAAATTTAATGAAAGCTAGACGTGATGTCAAAACTGCATTAGATAAAAAAGATAAAACACTCGAGCGTAATGCACGTAATCGGGTGCATAAATTTAAAGTTAAGTTAGGAGAAAGAGCATGAAAAAAGAAATAGTAAAAGCTTTAGAAGATAAGTATCACGCTGAAATATCAGTCGCTAATGCTACTCTAAAGATATACTTGGAAAAAGCTGTTGGGATTGGTGAACACCCTCAAATTATAGAGGAGTGTGATAAATTAGTTCTTAAAATAGCTGAAGCCGAAGGAAAACTGCAAACGTTACAGGAGTATAAGGTATGATGGAAGACGGACTAGTTATAGTATCTAAGTTACAAAAACTTATGAGAAATAATTTACAGATAATTGGAGACACCATGATTACAGGTGGGGTTGACAATATGGAAAAATACAAGTATTTATTAGGACAAGCTAATACGTATCAAATTATGCTACAGGAAATCTCTAACCTGCTAGATAGTAAGGAGCAAAAAAATGAAAAAGGAACAGTCATCGACCTCAACAGAGGAACCAAAAGTTAAACTTGCATTGCAAGAAAAATATAACGAAGAAGACAAAAAAGAAAATCAAAAACAAGAAAATTTAATAGATAAAGAATCTTCAAAACTACCAAAACCAACAGGTTGGAGAATATTAGTTTTACCTTTTAAAATGAAAGAGAAAACTAAAGGTGGCATAATTATGTCAGAAACAACCATTGAAAGACAACAAGTTGCCTCTCAATGTGGTTTAGTAATATCTATGGGTGATCAATGTTATGACAAAGAAAGATACCCAGAGGGTCCATGGTGTAAAAAAGGCCAATGGGTTGTTTTTGCAAGATACGCTGGATCTAGAATCCAGATCGATGGAGGGGAAGTAAGACTGCTAAATGATGATGAAATATTAGCAACCATCGAAAACCCTGAAGATATATTTCATCAATATTAAACATAGAAGGAGAAACTATGCCAGAAGAAGAAAATAAAAAAAAGGAACCAATGGTCGATATAGATACTTCAGGTCCTGAAGTAGAAATCGATCTTGAAAAAGATAAGAAAGAAGATAAGTCGTTTGAAAACGAAAGAGAAACGAAATTAGAAACTCAAGAACCAAAGGAAGAAATCAAAGTCGAAGAGATTAAAGAAGAAACAAAAAAAGAAGAAAAAGAAGAAACAGAAGAAAAGAAAAAAGAATTAGAAGATTATAGTGAAGGTGTTCAAAAAAGAATTGCTAAGCTAAC